GAAGCTACAGATGCACCTGGCATCTATGCTGTTACTTATAAAAGCAGTAAAGATCCAGTTGAGATTGTAACTAAGGCTGCTGCTACTTCTATTCCTACGTTCGAGAGAGCAGATGAAGTATTTCAGGCTACAGTAATCTAAGACTAAAGGGAGAGGTTAACACCTCTCCTATTCTAATATTCTAATTTAGGAGGTTCATATTATGGCCAAAATGAAAGAAGTATTTTTAGAACAGGCTATTCGTCGAGGTGGCAAAAGAATAGAGCCTAAAAAGGTTATTAAGCTACCTATAGATGAAGCAAATAGATTAATCGATTTAGATGTGGCTAAGGATCCAGAAGAGATGGAAGATGAAAGCGGGTCGGAATTAGTTGCAGTTGAAAGGTACGAAGCTATGAAAGAAAAGGTAGAAGAGCTGCAAAAAGAGTTAGACGCTGCATCAAAGGAAGATAACGGCTTGCCAGCCATTGATAAATTAAAAGTTGCAGCATTAAGAAAAGTGGCTAGTGAGTTAGATATTAATGACTATAGCGATATGAAAAAAGATGAACTTGTCGAAGCTATTGCGAAAGAATTGTAGGTGATGCCACATGTTAAGTGGTGCTAATAACTATTTCAATAACCGGCTTTGGACTGATGAATGGGACAATTCTACTGATGGTAAAAAGAATGCTGCCTTGAATATGGCCCAAAATCATGTCGATTCATTAAGTTTTGCAAATAGAATGAGTACTGAAGACTACAATAAAGCAGTATTTGAGCAGGCGTTATTTCTTTTGCAATTAGGGCCAGAAGATAGGCAAAGACTTAAAATGCAGTCCCAGGGAGTAGAAAGCATTAGTATATCTGGAGGAGTTAGCGAGGCCTATATAATTGATGGGATAGCTTACTGTGCGGTAGTTAGACAGTTAATCAAGAAGTATAAGTTCAAAGTTGGTGAACTTGTATGATCGAAAGTTATTTTAATGCTACAGTAGATGAAATTAATAATTTTCTCGGGACCACCGGGAGTGGTAAAAAGAAAACTAATCCTGTTGGCCAGGATGTTGATTGTCGTTGGATGGAAGAAACAAAGTTAATTCGCAATGATAAAGGCAATGAAGTAGTTGCTTCAGTGGAAGCTTGGTTGCCTTCCGATACTCCTAAACTAGCTCCTCAAAGCGAAATAGTAAAGGATAGTAAGAGTTATGAGGTTATCAGATCCGGTTACAAAAATGGTATTTCTTCACCAGTATATTTAAGGGTGTTCTTAAAATGAGTAAAGATGAACCGTTATTTGAACTAGATGTTGAAGAATTAGAGGAAGATATAGAGCGTGTTCAGGAAGGTTTAGAAAAAGCAGAAGAAATTGCTATTCAAGCAGCCATAGATGAGATGGTAAATATCGTTTATGATCTGTTGGGTGAAGGAATGAGAAAGGCGCCGGTTGATGAAGGAACGTTAAGAGGATCGGGGTTGGCAAAAGTCAATGATGATCAAGTAGCCCATACAGAGAAAGTAAGCGAAGGAACTGCTAAACTTGTAAGGGATTATCAGGCTGGGAATATATCATTGCAGAGATTAATGAATGAATTAATTGGAGAAGTTGTCTTTAACACTCCATATGCTACTTATCAGCATGAGGAAATGGACCTTAATCATCCTAAAGGTGGAGAAGCTAAATATTTGGAAAATCCATTGAAAGAAAATGCTCAAATGTATATTAAAGGTTTAGCCGAGGCCATTGAAGCTAAATTAGATGAGGGAGGGGGAGGATTATAATGTCAGTACTTAGTGAAGAGATAGCTAAATATCTAGATACCAACGGTATTGGAACTTATAAGCCTAATGATGTTGGTGGTGATATATTTTATGGTGGCAAACCTTCCTCTCCTACTAACTGTATTGCTGTGTTTGATACTGGTGGTTTTAATCCGAAGAAAGATACTACTTCCGATCCAACAGTGATGATCCAGGTTAGAAATGATGATTATGATGATGGAATGAATTTATTGCATCAAATTCATAATTTACTTAAAGATAAAAATAATTTTTGGTTAGGTGAATATATTTTTGTTTATTTAAGTGAGGCTTTAGGAGAACCCGGCCAGATTGGTAGAGATGAAAATGGTCGGGATTTATTTGCTTGTAATTATCATTTAAGAGTTAAATATTATTAAGAGAGGTGAAATAAATGGTTACACGACAGACTAATCAGCCAGGCAATTTGACAATGGGTGATTCCGAGATATTAGTAGGTACTTATGGTGACACAGAGGCTAATTGTAGAGATGTAGGATTGACAGAGGGTGGAGTAAGCTATAACCACTCTACAGAATTATATGAAGCAACAGCAGACCAGTTTCTCTCTGTAATCGATGTTAAGAAAATTGGTGAAAGGCTAGAAGTTTCCTATACTATGAAAGAAGATACATTGGAAAATATGGCTTTAGCCTGGGATCTACCAGATAGTGCTATAGATGAGGCTAATAATGCACTAGATTTTGGTGGAGATGACACAGTTAATTATCGTTGTCTTTATATTAATGGACCTGCTCCAGGTGGAGGTACTGCTAAATGGGAGTTATGGAAAGTAGTTGCCATGGATATTGGAGAAACTACTTACAACCAAGATGGGGAAGCTCTTAAAGAAATTACTATGTTAGTACTTGAAGACACTACTAAACCTAAAGGGCAGCGGTTTGGTAGACGTACAGATGTATATGATGATACTACTCCTCCGGCAGTTGGTAGTGTAAGTCCTACTGACGCAGCGACAACAGTAGCAGTGACTACTACTATTGAATGGACGTTTGATGAAGCTATTCAAGAAAGAGATATTACTGCCGGCAACTTTAATCTTGTTGATGCTAGTGGAGGTGAAGTTTCAGGAAGTTTGGCTTATGATAAAGGAACCAATAAAGTCATATTCACACCGGATGCGGATTTAAGTTCCTTAACTACTTATTTAGCTTTTGCTTCCGGGGAAGTTAGAGATCTAGCCGGGAACAAGATGGGTAGTAATTACAGGACTAACTTTGAAACTGCATAAATTAATTAAGGCGGCTTAACGGCTGCTTTTTACATCTATTAGGAGGGATTATTTTGACAGAAGAAAATAGAGTTGATGATGTTCTTATTCCAGATGAAGTTGAAATGGAAATTGGTGATGAAGACGTTTTGATTACTGAATTACCACGTAAGAAGTATAAGAAGTTAATGAAAGTATTAGGGAAGGTTGTCAAAGATATAGATAGTGGTAATTTAGACTTTGATTTAGAAAATATCGAGAATGAAATTGAAGGTCTATTGTTATATTTAAGTGATGATGTATTATTAGAAATATACACAGTTGCCACTGGTTTAGCTAAAGAATTTTTAGAAGAAAATTTAACTATGAGCAAAGAAATTAAATTATTTGCTGCTATATTCAAGGTTAATCGAGTGGAAGAGATCATAAAAAACTTACAAAGTCTCGCGGGAGTGATGAGACCAGCCATGGGGATAGTGAAGAACCTGCGAGGATAACAGAGTTTGAAGTGATTGAAGAAATAGCAGCTGAATATAAAATGGGACCTGATGAAGTTGTGGCTAGATATAGTCCTAGACAAATAACTGGTATTTATGCTGCTATTCAAAAACGCAAGATGAAAGAAAATAACCTGGAATACAATATTTTACGATTTGCTATTGGGGCTGCATTTAGTAAGGATGCTCCGGATAAGATTATTGACATTAATAAGCAGGAAAATAAAGATAATAATGGGCAAAACTTTACTTCTATTGGTCTAGCAGCAGATGCAGAAATACCTAATTCAAATTTAAAAGTATTCAATAGCACAGAAGAGAGGGGGTGAAGATGATGGCTTATAATGCAGGAGCTATAGTTACACAGCTTAAATCAAACTTAAGAGATTTTAAAGCTGGGATAAAAACAGCTAAAGGAGAACTAGATAATTTTGGAGATGCTGCTAAAAGAAATGCAGGGAAAATTAAAAGAGGTGGAATGGCGGTTACTGCTTTTGCTGGAGCGGTCGGGCTTGCTGGATTTAAGTTAGCCCAAATAGCAGGAGAAGCAGAGGATACACAGGGTAAATTTGAAACTGTTTTTGCGGGGATGGAGAAAGAAGCTAATGCTTTTGTAGATAATTTTTCTAATAAATTTGATATGGCTGATAGCAGTATTCAAGAATGGCTCGCAACACTCAAAGATACATTTGATCCATTAGGTGTAGCAGAGGAAAAGAGTTTTAAGTGGGGTAAGACATTAACAGCACTGGCGCTTGATGTTAAAACGTTTTATCCTGGAATAAAGTCAGTTAATGGAGCCATAAACAGATTCACTTCTTACCTTGTTGGTAATCACGAAGCAGTTCGTGAAATGGGAGTAGTAGTTAATCAAGCTATGATTAAAACTAAGGCATATGAGATGGGAATAGCTGATGCTGGCGAAGAATTAAGTGAATTACAAAAAATGACTGTAAGATATAAGTTGTTGTTAGAAGGATTAGAAAATGCTCATGGTAATGCCATGAGAGAATTAGACAATTTCAATATGGCTATGACGCAGGTTAGAGAGATTGGGAAAGAGACAGCCCAAGAATATGGAGAAAATCTTCTACCTGCATTTACTGATTTGTTACAAATGATAAAAGAAATTTTGAAGTGGCTTAGAGATCTACCTGAAAGCACACAAGATGTGATTGCTAAATTTATGATTTGGTCCGGGATCATTGCTGGTATAACTGGTCCATTAGCTCTTATAATTGGTTTTTTACCACAAATAGCAGCAGGATTGGCAATGATTTCAACTAGCTTTACACCTTTTCTCGTTGGGGGTGCAATAATAGCTGGGTTGACAACGATTGTAACTTTATTTCAAAAATGGAGACATGAGAATGAATTACTCAATGAAGATCTATCTAATATTAAGAAAAGATCAGCTTTAGAAGAAAGATTAAAATTATTAAAAGAGCAAAAGAAGGAGATATTAGCCGCTAGAAAAGCAAAAGGTAGAGCAGGATCATCTAAAAGAATAGAAGCTCCTGATATTAGTCTTGAAGAAGTTAATAGAAAAATTGAGGCTACTAAAAATAAATTAACTGGACTAAGTAAAGGATCAGGGGAAGATAAAGTTGTAACTGGCTCAAAGCAGCTTGAAAAAGAAATGAAGTTTGCGGAAAAATTAAGAAAGGATATAGAATCAGATAGGTTATTATTTGAAAAAGGATTTATAGCTGAAGATGAATTAATAAGGCAGTACGAATTAATATTAAATAATATTGAAAATAACGATGAAATTTCTAAAGAAAAAAGAGAGAAATTATATAATCAATATTACAATAAATTAGAGAAACTAAGAGTTAGACACCAAAACAAATTAGAAAAGTTTAATGAGAAAATGGCTAAAGATCGAAAAAAATTGAATATGAGCGAGTATGAATATAAGCTATATCTTCTTAACCAGGAGGAGCAAAACAGAAAAGAAAAGTATGGCAATTTAGTACAGGACTATGAGAAATATCAAAGTAAAATGGCTGAAATAAGTAAGTATTATAATCAACGCAGAAAAAAATTAGCTCAAAATGCTATCGACAATATTATAAATTCTACTCAATATAGGTATGAAACAGAGAAAGAAGCAAATCAAGCTGCCATAAATAAATTAAAGAAACTAGCAGTAGCTTATAAAAATAATAAACAAATACTCGAAATGATTAATGAAGAAATTAAAAACCTTAGAAATGGAGGTCAGCAAATAAATTGGTTAGAAAAATCTTTTGTAAATTTAGGTTACAACATTGATCAAGCTAAAAATAAATTTCAGTCATTTAAAAACAGTCTGATTAATGGAATAACTGAAAGTATTGTTCACTTTAAAAGTTTATCAGATGTGTTAAATTCTATAGCAGATCAGATTGCGTCAATGGTAATCAAACAAGCTATAGTAAAGCCAATGGTTAATAGCTTTTTAAGTTTTACAGGCCTTACTGCACATTCAGGAGGGTTGATAACAGCCAATGGATTAAAACCAGTTAGTCAAGCATTGAAAGAATATCATAATGGGGGCTGGATCGGAGCAGAGCCATTAAAACCTAATGAACAATTAGTTAAAGCAGAAAATGGCGAATTAATGCTTACAGAGGATCAGCAAAATGAATTATTTGGTGGTCAGGGTTCAGGTGGTAATATAGTAAATTTGAATATTACTGCCATGGATTCTCAGGATGTTATGAGAGTGTTAACAAAAGATGGTGGAAGAGCAGTAGCCCAGGCGTTTAATATGGATTTTAGTAAAAATGGAGATACTAGAACTACTATAAAGAGGAATCTATAAATTTAATTTTAACTTTGCCATCTTCAAAAATAATATTTAAAATTATAGAGTAATTTGATTTATAGGAATTAAAACTCCAACTTCTTTCAACTGTTAATTTTGCAACATCATCTAAACTATCACTACCAGAGCTTTTAATAATGCTCACAGTAGAAAGCACACCATTAGAATTAATATCAATTTTTAGTTTAACGGTACCCTCTATTCCTTTATTTGCTACATTTTTAGGATAAACGGGAATCCGTTTTCTGGCTACCATCATCTGGGGAGTTTTCTTTTTGGTTTTATTCCAGGCTAAAGTATCAGTATAAGGTTTTGCAGCATTTTCAAGTCCTCTTACATCAAATATAGCAGTTATAGGTCCTGAATTATAAGGAGTTACTCTAGCAATAAATTTATTTGATTTCATTATTTTTTTAATAAATTTTGTAGTATTGTTTGGATAAAATGTGGCTGTACTATCTTTGGATAGGTTCCAATCGTTTTCGTTTATTGGGCCATTATCAAATTTATATTTAACAAATGAATTATCAGACAAATACTCATTCCAGTTTATATAAAGTTGAGTCTGGTTATTTTCATATCTGATGACCAAGGTAAACGGGTGTCCAAGGTAGTTCGAGCCTGAATCTGCATCTAGATAGAAAAATATTTTCTTTTTATTTGTTAGAGCATCACGTTCAGAATGTACTATCCATTTTCCTTTATCTGTTTTTTTAATTTTGTCTTTAGCATTTGCGATTGGAGTTAATGTTAACAATATAATAATAGTTATGATTATAAGTTTTTTCATGTAAATCGCTCCTTTGATTATGGTATTAATCATTTAACCAAAAATATCCTTTATTTAATCGGAAATCATCCAGGAGGTGGTGATATGGCATTACCTGAATTCACATGGTCTGCTCACAAGGTGAGAACTGAGGAGATAGGGTACAATACATTGCTTACTCCTATGGAGTCAGGCAAAGAACAGCGTAGAAGTAAAGGAAGTCCAAAACGTAAATTCCAGCTTAAATTTGAAAAGCAGGAAACTCCGGCCGATGAAATATATAACTTCTTCAAAGCGAGGAAGGGTAAGTTTGAAGCTTTTAACTGGACACATCCGAGAACTGGAGAAGTGATCAAGGTTCGCTTTGGAGTGGATAAGCTCAGTCAAGAGATATTTTATGATTTAATGTTTAAGTTTGGGCTGCCTTTAGTGGAGGTGTTATAAAGGGAATTACTGTTTTTGTGTCCAATTATCTTTTAGAGGTGATTGGATATGAAGAGAAATAAGGACGTTATAATTCTTTATGTAATAATTGTTGGTTTGCTTATGATAGGAGATGAAAGTATTCGTAATGTAATTAAAGAATGGATTATGAATTTAAATCTTAG